GGTGATCGCGCGGGGCCAACCTCTCTCCGCGATCAAACCCGCTATTGTATTATAAACGCACAATTTATGACAAACGGCGCACAATACGTCTTACTGAATTTCGGTCATCACACATTGCGTTGGCATCTGAATCAGATCCGCGCTGGACGCTCAACGGCTGAACAGATCGCTTCGTACTATGAGCCAAACGAAAACGAGCCGTTACAACGTACCATCTGCAAAGGGTTGCAAGATCTCTTGAAAATGAAATCCGAAGATCTTCCCGAAACTCTGCGATGACCCAAAGCGAATACGTTAAGCACAGCGGACTGACTAAAGGCAGAGTCTCTCAACTCTGCTCGCAGGGAATGCCGTTAACTTCACCCGAAGACGCTGACGCTTGGAGGGGAAGCCGCAAAGGTATTGGTGGCAGACCATCTCAGCAAAGATTGATTGAATCCCAACAGCAGGAATCAAAGTTCCAAGAGGCAGCGGAATCAATATCAGATGGTCCTTACCGCCCACCAGAAGCGTCTGCAACGGTTAACCCGTCGCTTGTTGCGCTAGACACTCCTGCGGGAGCCTACGAGCGGCAAAAGCAAATTGAGCGAGCATCATACGGTCTGGCGGTTCAAGCGTTGCGAAACAAAACAATGGACGCTGGCAGAATGGTTACGGTCCACGCTTCTGCGGCTAAGAATCTCATCAACGCTCGTCAGGACGTTCTCGCGTTAGCTGAAAAAGAGAAAACCCTCGTATCTGGCTCTTGGGTCAAAAAGGTAATGATGGATCACGATGGGTCCGTTGCTCAGCTTTTGAAATCAATGCCAAAACAACTTGCTGGCCGCATTGCTCCGCACGACCCAGAACACGCAGAGCGCGAGCTAGAGCGTTGGGTCCAAGACGTTTGCCTTAAAACTCTACATTCAACCAATCCGTGGAAATGAACCAAATCGAACACCTGCTGGTCTCCAGTCTCATCCCGTACGCTCGAAACTCTCGGACTCACTCCGATGAGCAAGTGGCTCAAATCGCCGCTTCCATCCGCGAGTTTGGATTCACCAATCCAGTCCTGATTGACGCTAACGGAACAATCATTGCCGGTCATGGTCGCGTCATGGCTGCAAAGAAGCTCGGACTTGATGAAGTCCCGTGCTTGCGGCTTGGTCACCTGACTCCATCGCAGATCCGAGCTTACGTCATTGCAGACAACAAGCTGGCACTTAATGCCGGTTGGGATGACGAGAAGCTGAAGTCCGAGTTGCTGACTTTACAAGAGGAAGGATTCAATACGGATCTAACCGGATTCTCAGACGATGAACTTAACGCTTTGCTAACCGTTGAGACCGTAGAAGGCGAGACAGATCCAGATGAAGCGCCAGAGGCTCCGGTTGAGCCAATCACAAAGCTCGGAGATATCTGGATTCTTGGAAATCACCGGATTATGTGCGGAGATTCCACGAGCATTGATGCCGTCCAAAAGCTCATGGATGGATCAAAGGCTGATATGGTGTTCACAGATCCTCCTTACAACATTGCATATTCTGGAACAATGAGCAGAACAACAAAAAACGGAATACAAACAAGCCATGTAACAGCGTGTTCAAAATATGATGCTATCAAGAATGACAAAATGACAGATTATAAATTTCAAGATTTCATGTCTAACATTCTTGGAAACATAACAGCATTTTGTGATGGTGCTTGGTACATTTCATTTGGATCGCAAACACTAGATCAACTACTTGTTCCTCTAAGAAATGCAGGAATGGATTGGAAATCAATAATCATATGGATGAAAAACCAATCAACGATTTCTGGAAAAGATTACAAATCCAGATTTGAGCCAATTGTTTACGGCAGATTCAACGAGTCTTTTTATGGTGAGCGTTACAATGAGGAAGACGTTTGGCAGATTCAAAGAACGCTAAAAAACGATCTTCATCCAACCATGAAGCCAATTGCACTTGTTGAAAAAGCAATTTTCAATTCATCGCTGGCAGGAAATGTTGTCTTGGATCTTTTTGGAGGATCTGGAACCACCGCAATTGCTTGCGAGAAAACCGGACGCAAAGCTCGGTTGATGGAGTTAGACCCAAGGTACTGCGACGTAATTGTCAAGCGTTGGGAAGAGTTCACCGGCAAGAAGGCGCAACTTCAAAAGGTCTGATGGAAATCTTAAACTGTCAGAAGCCCAAAGGGTTGGAAGCACTGCGGCAAAACAAGATCGCGCTCAAAGCCATTGAGCAACAGACGGTCATCCGCTTTTTGCCAATTGCTGACGACAAGCCATCCCGCATTGATGGTTTCATACACGATACCATTTCTGGTCTCATTGTCGGAAGCTACGAGGTGAAAACTCGGAATTACTCCAAAGCAAAACTGGAGACGACCTACAAAAACGAATGGATGATTTCATGGTCTAAGATCCAAGCGGCTCTTGATATCACCAAACACACAAAGCTTCCGTTCTATGGTATCTTGCACTTGGAGCCGGACAATCTGGTGATGATGTTGGAAATCTTCAATTCCAACGGAACTTGGGGATGCAACACTCAGATGCGCGACGTTCTGATGGATGGAGTCACTCAGAAGATGGCGTTTCTCAACATGGGTGACGCTGTATCGTATGCGATAAGCGACTCAAACGCATTGCTTGAACCTCACTTGTTTTAGTCATGCTTGATCTACAGCGCGAGATTCTGGAGTTCAGACGGCAGCTCTATCGTCCATCTCCAAAGCAAACGGTCGTTGAGTGGAGTGAAGCAAACCTGACATTGACTCAACGGCAGACTGAGCATCCCGGTCCATTCTCCACGGCGGTCAGACCATATTGCAGAGAACCGCTTGAATGCTGGAAAGATCCGTCAGTCTCTGAAGTCACGTTGTGCTGGGGTTCACAGACCAGCAAGACAACCACTTTGATGGCTGGATTAGCTTGGGCAATCGACACAGAACCGAGTCCCGCGCTGTGGTTAATGCCATCGGAGAATCTAGCTCGCTCGTTTAGCAAAAGCCGCTGGATGCCATTGTTGGAAGATTGTCCCGCAATGGTTGCGCGGTTTCCCGCTGACCATGACCAACTGACCAATCTTGAGCAGCAATTTGACCGATGCACGTTGACATTCGTTGGTTCTAATTCACCGGCAAATCTAGCGTCCCGTCCGGTGCGAATCTTGGTTGCCGATGAGGTAGACAAATTTGCTGAAGCAACAGCGAAGGAGGCAGATGCTCTGGATCTTGCAGAGCAGCGGCTCAAAGCATTCTCTAGCTCTAAAGCGTTCTTCACCAGCACTCCAACAACCTCAGAAGGCCGAATCTGGCAGCGTTATCTTAGGGGAGACCAGCGGAAGTATTACATCCCCTGTCCGCATTGCTCTGAGTACATCAAGCTGGAGTGGAAGCAAGTCACTTGGGACAACGCCAAGACCGAAGATGGAAAGCCAGACTGGCAGCGAATTAGAAGCTCCGCGCACTACGTTTGCCAATTGTGTCAGGGTAAGATTTCAGACTCCCACAAAGTTGCCGCGCTCCGACATGGAAAGTGGATTACTGAGAATCAAGCAAGCCTTCCAAGTGTCCGGTCTTATCACTTGTCGTCACTGTATTCACCGGATCGCAAATGCACTTGGGGACATCTTGCGGTTTCATTCTTGGAAGCCAAAGCTTCAATGATGGGGTTGCAGGGATTCATCAACGGTATGCTCGCGGAACCGTGGGAAAATCAAGACTCACAACAAGAGCGAGTTGAAGTTATCTCTGACTCTGAGATGCCAGAATCTCGACGGTATCTGACCGCTGACGTTCAAGCCGCTGCACCGTTTCTTTGGTGGGTTTGCCGCGAGTGGAGCAAAGGCAATTCCCGCTTGGTTGCTGCCGGTCACGCTGACGATTTTGCCGCTCTTCGTAGGGTTCAACTTCAATACAATGTGCATGACATGGACGTTGGCATTGACTCCGGTTTCAACACGCAAGCGGTGTACGATGCTTGCGCTCAATATTCTCAAAGCAGCTCCAGTCCGATCAATTATCCCTGCGGTCTGCGTTATCCACCAGAAGGAGGTCTGCGAAAGCCCATGCTTGTCGGTTGGCTCCCAATGAAAGGTCGTGAGACTGGAGCTAGATTCACCAGCAAGACTGGTTCAATCCATCCCTTTGGCATTACGACTTCAACGTCAATGCGAACTGATGTAGTTCAGCCGCTCTTGATATTTGACACTGAGCATATGCGGGAAGTGCTTCACCGGCTCCGTAGGGGAACCGAAAACAATCAATGGAGTGTTTGTAGCCTACCCGCACCGCTAGAGGCTGATGGGGCATTTGCGAGCGATTCCGATACATACTGGAAGCATTTGGATTCCCACGTTCTCAAACCAACTGCCAACAGAGCAGGACGAATCAAACACTTGTGGTTCAAGCGGAATACACGTTGGCCCGATCATTTGCACGACTGCGAGTTGATGCAATTGGCTATGGTGATGTTGTGGAACGATCTTGCATCTACTAGTTCAGAAAATTCTAGTAGTTGACTTCACAGTTGGTCTGTGAATAGTCCGCGCAAGTGTTGACCTACACCGTAGCAACGAAGCGGAGTTATTTGCGTACAACCTACGCAAGCAAAGCCGCTTTGACGTTGCTTGAGGCTTTGACTGCAAAGCTCACGGTTGTGGCTAACACTTTGGAGTCCGGTCAAGTTGTTCGTTCAACCTCAAGCTCTGATGTTTCTGTTGAGTTCGCTGAACCCGGTAAGGGTTCCGCTTCCGCTGGAGAGATGTTGGAAATGTGGGAATCACTGCTTAGTGATTACGATCTTGCTGTGACGCTGTTGGCTGGAGACGGTATCGCTAACCCGTCTGACCTCCAGATCTACAACAAGATGCTTGGAACCATTCTGGTTTCAACGACTCGTTATTACGGAGACTTCACGCAATTCCGTCGTGAGGCCACAACTCGGATGAGCTAATGGGTATTCTTAAAACCATAGCTAACAAGCTGTTTCCGGCTCCCGTTAACAAGTACGAAGGAGCGGGAAACTCGCTGCGTCGTTCGTATCTTGATACGTCTTACACTTCGGCTCGCTTTGATGTAACGAGTTCAACCCGACAAGCGATTGTCAGAAAGAGCCGATACTTTGAACAGAACAACGCTGTTCTGAATAGATTGGGTGATCTGTTTGAATCTTACACCGTAGGTTCAAACTTCAGCGTTCAACCGGCTTCAAGCGATCCGGCTTGGAATCTTAAAGCAAAGAAGTGGTTTGATGTCTGGTGCAGATATCCCGATATCGGCTCCCGTCAGTCGTTTGCAACGCTGATGTCTCAAGCCGCTCGCGGTTGGTTCTTTGACGGTGAAAGCTTCATTCTGCTGACCAAAGGTGAGAGCGGTAAGCCGCGCTTGCAGTTGCTTGAGGCTCAGTCGATTGCGACTCCGGTTGGTATGCAGTCAGACGAGACCGTGTTTGACGGTATCCGCTTTGATCCGCGCACTGGTCGCGCTGTCGCTTACTTCATTGGGTCCGAGAAAACGCAGGGAAACCTTACTGATGTTCGCTCCATTGGATCGGATTCAGTGGTTCACATTTACGAGCCGAACCGCGCTGGTCAGCTTCGCGGAATCCCGTTTGTCTCTTGCGTCATCAATGATCTTCACGATCTCGACGACTTGCAAAAGTTGGAGATGGAAGCTTGCAAGCTTGGTGCTTCCGTCGCTCAGATCGTTAAGACGGTCTCCGGTGAGGTCCAAGCTTCCAGCCTTCGATCTGGTGGAATCTCGCAAACCACTCAGAACACCGCTGAAAACTACTACGAACAAGTTTTTGGTTCGTCTGTTAAAGTACTCAAGAACGGTGATTCATTTGAGCAGTTTGCTACAGAGCGTCCCGGCGTGAATATGCGTGAGTACTGGCGGCAACTGACCGAAAAGGTCTGTGCTGGTGTTGGTATTCCTTACGTTCTCGTTTATCCAGAGTCGATGCAGGGAACTGTCTATCGCGGTGCGCTGGATATGTCAGCAGTGTGGTTCCGCTCTCGGCATCAAGTGATGTCTTCGGCTGCTCGTCGTATTTATGAATACGTCATGGAGTACGCTATCAAGAGCGATCCGACACTGAACGATGCTCCGTCCGACTGGTATGAGGTAGCGATTACCGCTCCTCGTTCTCCGAATGTTGATGTTGGCCGTAATTCCGCTGCTCAGTTGGCTGAGTTGGAAGCTGGAATTGTGACTTACGATGAGGTTTACGGAGCGCGTGGACTTGATTGGCGTTCTTCACTAGAAGCAAAAGCTCAACAAGCTTTGTTTGTTCGTCAGTTGGCTGAAAAGTACAACTTGGACGTTTCTGAGATCTCAACGATCCAGAAGGAAAAGGCTCCGAGTGTTCCTGTCGCTGCTGTTGAGATAGACACGGAGGATGAGGCTCCCGCTCCGGTTGCCGCTCCTGATAACGGTAATACATCTCCGGTGGTTGACGACGTATCTGTGACTGCTGTAGTAAAGAAACAACGTAAGCCGCGAGCTAAGAAAACCCAATGAGCTTCACCAAGAAAACAGATTGGTTGTATTACGCTCCAGCGGCTTCCGCTGGTGAGACTGCGACCATTCAAATATTCGACCAGATTGGCGAAGACTGGTTTGGTGGTTCCGGTCTGTCCGGTAAGCAGTTCTCTGACGTTCTTAACGAAGTGGGAAATGGTCCTCTCTTGGTTGAGATCAACTCTCCCGGTGGCAATGTCTGGGATGGGTTGTCTATCTACAACCAACTGCGCGGTCGTCGCGCTCCAGTGACTACTCGCGTTGTCGGCATTGCTGCTTCCATTGCTTCAATCATTGCGCTGGCTGGCGACAAAGTTGAGATGGCTGATGCCGCTCTGATGATGATTCACGACCCTTCCGGTATGGCTTCTGGTACTTCCGAGGATATGAGGAAGATGGCTGATGCGCTGGATCAACACGCTGAAGTTTTGGTTGGGGTTTACGCTAAGAAAACCGGCAAATCTCCTGAGTCTATCCGCGCTGCGATGAAAGCGGAGACTTGGTTTACTACTGCCGAAGCCATTCAATTTGGCTTGGTGGACAAGCCCATCAAACAGCTTGCGATGGCTGCTAAGTGGCATCCCCGCGCTGTCACTAAGACCGCTCCCGAGACGGTCAAGAACAACCTCCGTCGTGGTCTTGAGCAATACAAAGAGGGATTGGCCGGTGATGGTCTTGAGAAAGCCACCGTTCTTGAGGCTGAATCTCTAGTTGCTGGCGAAGCTCCCACCGAAGCGAAGGTTGAGAAAGCAAACGCTTGGTGGGGTCGCAACGAACGTTTTCTTGAGGCAGAGCCAAACACTCCCGCTGATGTTGCCGCTAACCTTTGGGGCGGTGCTGCTGGCCGCGATTGGTTCCGCGCTCTGTACGCTCAGATTGATAAAGAAGAGGGAGAAACCGATTCTCCCGAAGACACACTTTCTGCGGATAGCACTAAAGCTGTCAGCGAAAATGGCAAAGCTCCTTTGCCGCAACCAACACAAACAACCGACACAAATATGTCCGATACCACTACTGTGACGGCTGCGGCTGCTCCTGCCGCTTCCGTTGATCTCACCGCTATTCTTGCAAAGCTTTCCGCTCTGGAAGCCAGCATGAAGGCTCCCGCCGCTGCTCCCGCTCCTGAACCGGTCCGTCCGGTGATTGAGAACCTCGGCAACCCGTTGCTGGAGCAGCACAAGAAGATGAAGGCTGGTGCTGAACGCCGTCGTTTCTTGATTGAGAATCATTCCGAGTTGCTCCGTCAGAGCAACCTGATCGCTCCTCAGAACGCCAACACATTTGCTCCTGCTCTCGTTGTTGATTATCTCGCTGATGCCGTTATCACTGAGATGGGAACGAAGTTGGCTATGGTTGGCAACTTCACTCGCAATGTTGGTTTGGACAACTTGCGACCGAAAGCCACCGTTCAGGTCAAGAAGTTCGTCCAGAGCGGTTCGTCTGCCACCGTTGACAACGCCACCAACTTTGAGACTAGCAATGATTCTCAGTTGGACGCTACCGCTGTCACTGTTAACCAGATCAGCAAGCTTTTCACTGTTACCAACGAAGAACTGAATAAGGGCTTTGCTCTGGCTGATCTCGCTGCTGGTTCTGCTGATGTCTTCGCTCTCGGCATCTCGAAGAAGATTACCGCCGTGATGACCGCTGCGAACTATGGTGCGGGAACCACTATCGGAACCGCCGCGAACTTCGATACGTCGGACCTCCCCGCGATCTTGGCTCTTGCCAAGAACTACCGCCAGAAGCTCCTGTTGCTGGATGGTGGGCATCTCGCTCGACTCCAGTTCTCTGCCGCTGCGAACACCTTCCCTGATGCTCGCTTTGGTGCGTTGAACAATGGCTTCTTCGGCTTCAACAACATCTTGGAGCAGAACGACTGGACTGGTGCTATCGCTAACACCGCTGGCTTCGTCTGCGGTCAGGACGCTATCGCTATCGCTTCCGGTCTGCCGGTTGGAATGATCGCTGGTGAGTTCGTTGAGCAGCGCACCGTTGAGAGCCAGAACGGTCTCTCGGTCTTGCTGTCTGTCTGGTACTCCCGTTCGACCCGTAGCCATATGGCTTCGTATGACATCATGTTTGGTGTTGCGGCTGGCGATAAGACGCAAGCTGAGGTTTTGATTACCGCTTAATCCTGAAGGATATGCGTCTCGCAACCACCATTGCAGTGGACAAGACCGGCAAGTCTAAGCTGGTTTCTGGTCCCGATATTAGTGCGGATCTCCAACGCACCAATTTCAACACTGCTTCTGTTCCCGAAGGAGGCAAGCTCGTACTGTGGATTCAGGGAGCCTTAGCACCGAAAGTTCGTAAAGGTTAACCTAATATCGGGGAGGCTGCTGGAAAGTTCCGGCGGCCTCCCCTCTAACCAAGACAAAACATGGCCGTTCAAGCAGACATCTCTACAGAATACAGCATGGGCCGAGAAGGCTTTGAGCTGTTCACGACTACCGCAGCGCAAACCGGCGCATGGTCTGGCTTGATCCCGACCGAGCCGACTGTGTTCACGTCCATCACCGGCAACCGCATTGCTGGCACTTGGACATCCAAGACGATTCCCGCCGGTTTTCCTTTGGTGGGCAACATCACCGGCTTCCAGATTTCTTCCGGTTCTGTGGTGGCGTTTAACGCTCGCGCCTAAATGATCTCAATTGGAACATCCATCAACAGGACACGACCGCTCAACTCGGTCATGCCTGAGCCTCCCATAATGCGGAGGGATGTTCTCCAAGAGGACGGAACGTTCCTCCTTCAAGAGGACGGTGTGAGCAAACTCGTCATTTCGTTTGGAACCTTCGACAGCATTGTGCTGGAAGATGGAACCAGTTTCCTTTTACAAGAAGACCTCGGCAAATTCATTCTAACCGTTTACTGATATGGCAGACTCAAAGATTACAGCACTGACGGCGTTGACCGCCGCCGACCCCGCCAATGACATGATTCCCATTGTGGACGTGTCAGATACGCCACCCGCGTCGGGGAATACCAAGCGAATCAGCATCAACAACATCCTTGCTTGTTCGCCATCCGCCACCCTCGCCTCCGCCACCATCACCGGCGACCTGACGGTGGATACCTCGACGCTGAAGGTGGACAGCGCGAATGATCGTATTGGTGTTGGTATCGCTGCTCCCGGATACAAGCTGCACGTTCAGGGTTCTGCGGCTTTGCAGTTGGTTCTTCAAACGAACGACACCAATGCAAACGCGAAGGAAGGAACCGTTAATGTTCGCCACTACACGAACGCAGAAGAACCTGTTTCTGCTGTCGGTGGATTTACCACATCAACCGCAAATGAGATTTATTTAGGAGGTGGTTTTAACGGTGGAAATGCTGCCACTTTGCTTGGGTTTTACACGGCTGCAAATAACACCACAACGATTGGAACTGAACGCTACCGCATCGCCTCTGACGGCGTAGCCACATGGTCCAACGTCGGCGGATTCGCTGGCACCGCCATGACCCTGAACTCCACCGGACTGGCTATCGGTGATGTTCCATTTGCTGGCACTCGTTTGACGCTTAGGGAATCGGCATCACAGCCAAACGCTCTGGCGATGACGAATCGTAACGCTACTCAGACATGGCGAATTGGAGTCGATGTCAGCGCGGTCGATGACAAGATCCTCGGATTCTACGATTCGACCAGCACGACGTTTCGGATGCAGTTGACCGATACGGGAAACCTCGGCATCGGAGTTACGCCGAGTGCG